GTGGGGAACACAATAGTGAAGTCACCAGAACTTGATGATTTGTCGGAGCCAAAATCCAGCACTAAAACGGTGTCTGTAGTGCCAGAGCCGCCGCTAGTCGTGGTGTTATAAATCAGCGCACCACGCGCCGTCAGTGTTGACGAGCCAAATGTGAGGTCTGCAAAGTCCGTCAGGGCTGTGGTTCCCGAGGTGGTCGGGGTCACATTGGTCAGTGTCCCGCCACCTGCTGAGTAGCCTGTACCGCTAATCTCATTGCCCGTTGTGTATGCCGTGGTCGCCGCATTAAAACTAGCTGAGTTGGTGTACATTGCCAGCTTGAATGTATGGGCACCGTTTGTAAAATTGTGAGCGCCAATAAGCAGTTCCTGCTTGAAGGACGTACACATAAAGTTTCCGCTGAAAGCCATATCATAGTCTCCTAATCATTTCGGCCAAGTCTTTGTGCCCTGCATCTAGCAAAGCGTTGTTAACAGTAGTCCTGTCGCTCTGAACGGCTTCTTTCATATAAAAAACAAGAACCGCTCGCATACGCTCCTTATAAGCTTTCGCTTGATCCCTGATAGCGGGCGGGGCCGTATCAGAAACACTAAGAAGTTTGGTTAAGCATCGTTCCGCCACCTCTTCAGGGGTAAAACCACGATGTTGAGTAGTCTGAACTTCGACTATGCCCGGTGATAGTGTAACTCCTTCAAAGTTCATTGTTTAGGCCTTATAACCATACCGGTCATATATTGATCCGTTACCTCTTTGGATTCTCCAAACTGCTTCATTCCGATAAGGGCATTTTGCAATTGAGCCGTGTACAGAGCTAGAACATCCTGCTCACCTTTCATAAAGGTGTACGCCTCTAGCAAACTGCCATATAACAGCGCCAGAGGAGCGTTTTCACTAAGCCATGACTGACTTGTATCGCTCAAGCTGGTCAAACTAGCGGGTCGGTAGTAATAATGTAGCTCTGCTGTCAAAGCGGCATCTGGAGTAGGCGCTAAAATAAAATTACTGCTATCAAACATCGCGTAGTATTTAGGTGTTCCTGTAGTACTACTGTTGGGATTAAACGTCTGTAAGAAGTTAACGTCCTTGTACTCGACAAAGATTTTGGACGAGGAAACCTCAAAAGAAAGCGAAAAAGGGGCTAAAAAATCAGACGGGCAATCTAAAAATTGATTAGACGCCGTGGAAGTCCCAACCACATTTTTGCGAAATACTGAAAGCTGTACATTCTTAAGAATGCGCTCTTCCGCATTACGAATAAACACGGGAAGATTATTGGTAAACGTCGTTTCGTCGTTTTCCGTGTAATCTTTTATGGCCTGTTTTAGTTCAGCGTAAGTAAAGCTCATGAAGTTGTCACCGTAACTGAGCCCACGGAACCCGTTAAAGCGTCCGTCGCATTAAGCTCTGAGGGCAACTGAGACACACCGGAGGTAGCCCAATTTCCATTACCCAAATAACTAATACCATTTGTAGTCTTAACCAAAAAGGCGCTGGTTGGGTTGTTTGTTTGGGGTCTAGGGTTTAACAAAGCTTGTGGGTCCACCGCTTTTCTGCGCGGTTCTAACTGAGGCTGTTTGGGCTCATACTCATCAGGACCCACCAACAAGCCCGTCCACTCACGCTTCATTTCGTTTAACTTGTACCGAAATCCCGAGCGATCTGATATGCCATATGCAAACTTTCCGTTAGCAAACCTAGCCATTACAGAATCCTTGAGTAAGCCATTGAGGGTTGGATGTTAAAGGAAGACCTGTCCCTATCTTCAGAGGCGGCTCGCTCAAACTCTTCCTCATAAACCGCTTTAAGAAGCTGTACGCGTTCAGGGGCACGTTTCATTGAAAGGTAATACGCCAAACCTGCGGCCAAACAAGGGTAAAACCGAAACGGCAGATCCATGGTGTTTGTAAAGGTGTCTGCGTCATCCATACGCACAAGCTTGTCTATGAGAACAATGTCCGTACTATTTTCAGGCACGGGCCACAGCTTCAAAACAGGATTGATCTGCCGGTCTACAAAAAACTGAGAAGGACGTGCTTTGGTCGTTTTAGTGGGTATGTTGATGTAATCACCCCTACTAATCCTTTCCAGCGCAAAATCCGTGCCACTTCTTCGTATGACGGCGTCCAGAACATCGATGGTAGATGCTCCAAGCGTGTACTCCGCAGTGCCCTCGGTAAGCGAAACCGTTGTTTGATCAATTGTCCATTGATTCAAACCCCGGTTTGCCCAATCAGCCAACATCAAGTTCAAGGACCTTTTTGCAGTTTTAAGGTCATAACCGGTGCGGACTTCTAGCCCACAGCGTTCATAAGCCTCTTCGATGTAGTCACTTACATCTAACTCGAAGTCTGTTGAACTTGAAACAGCCATTACTTATACCCTCGTACCCGTGGCTTTGGACAAGGGCTCATAGCTTCCTGCTTGTGTGCGTTTACCGGACCACCGTGCTTCATGAAGCCCATCTTGTTTCGGACTTCAGTCGGTAGTTTTGGCAAACCTTTGTTCTCTTTTGGAACTGCTTTTAAGTCCTTAGCCATGGCTATAACTTCTTACTTGAGCTACTACGAACACGGGGGCCTGAACCTACGCCGCCACCCATGCCTCTTTTAATAGGCTTGGCTTTTTTCTTAGGCGCACCACCGCCACGCATACCCGGAGGCTTGGCTTTCATCGCCATACCGCCACCACGCATTTTTTTAGGCGGTGCTTTTGCTTTAGGCGGTGGGTCCATCATGGCCTCGCCACCCTTTTTCATCCCCGGCGGCTTATCTTTCATCGACATACCGCCACCACGCATTTTTTTAACAGGCTTGGCTTTTTTCTTGGCCATACCATTCCTCATTCCCTTTGGTCCCGGCATCACAAAGTCTCCTGTATAGTTCCTGACGCTCGTCCCACAAACCGGCGGTTTGCGGGTCATTTAGGTACTGATCATAGTACCCCTTTTCTCTCAGCATTTCTGCCGATTTTTCAATAGTAGATAGCCGTTGCACAAACAACATGGCGTATGGCTCGTCCACTAAATAATCAAATTCTTGGTCAAACGCCTCTTCGCCTTCGTCATACGGGTGAAAACCCATGACCCACAGGTCTTTTTGTGTAAAAATACCGGCAGATATGGCGTCGTTTAAAGCCCCGATATAATCGTGAAACTCTTGTGATTCCTCGACAAAATCAAACTGCACAAACAAAATTACGTCGTAGGTGTCATCAAACTGTGACAAAACTGTGTATAAAGCTTGCATAGATTTGTCGTGACTAAACGAAAAACCTACTTTGTCAGATAAAAAAGCTTTTTTGGCGTAGGGACACGCCGGGATGTCGTTAAAAAAAGGGTTAGGCTTATCTAGAACTTGATTTGCCCATTCTTTTATTTCTTCAATGACTTTTTGTTCTAGGTCCATGACTAGTCATACCTAGTCTTCTTTCTACGGTCAGACATCACCGCACCACAACCCCGGTGATTCTTACGTATTTCTCCACCCTTGGCGGATTTAAGGACTTTAGCGGCCTTAGTGTTAGACACGACCTGCTTACCTTTTGAACCCTCACGTTTCTTTTTACGCGCCGTGGCGGCACGTTCTGATTTGCTCAAGCTATTGGCTTTAGAACGAGGCAAACAACGGTCTGGACGCTTTTTGTTCTTTGATGTTCCGCACTCTCCAACAATGTTTCCACTGCTGTCGATGCGGACCCAATCTTGATCCAGCCAATTTTTAAGCTCACCCATTAGCGGCCTTTCCTTTTGCCGCCTTTGGATTTCTTAGCGTAATTAGGGTCTTTGCAATATTTACTAGCGGCTAAATTAGCGTAGGCCGAGGGGTATGTGTCAAAAGTACGCTTTGCCCACGCCTTACCTTCAGGGCAAATTTTACTGCCTTTACTCTTACTGGACGCCGCACCACCTTTACGCATGTAGGTGACTTGAACTTTTGCTTTTTTTGGCCCTGTTCTTACCCTTGAGCCGGAAACTCCCATACCCATAACATCATCCTATCATCTTACTAAAAATAGGGGCGCTTATAATTAAAACAGCTAAACCCCAAATTTTTATATCTAATCGACGTAAAGAGTGTTTTTGATCATCAAGCCTTTCTTCAATACGAGCATAACGAAGCGCACACTCCGCTTCATGTTTTTCCAAACGCGCAGTCAAGCCTTGTCCGGCCAATGCCTCTTTAACATCCATGACTACCAAGCCTTACAAGACCAATAACGCGCCGAAAATTTATCCTTTGCTGTGTCACAATTGTGACGCGCTCTAAAATTACTTCTGCGGCCCGGCTGTGATTTTTTAATCGACATATTCGGATCGCCAAAACGAACAAGTTTTATTTCCTTGCCTTTTTTAGCTAATGGCGACCACGAAAAATGTAAAAAGATTGCCTTCTGGTCGTTTGAGTTACCGAGGAGAAACTTTTGCAGGTTATAACAAGCCAAAAAAGACTCCCGGTAAATCAAAAAAAAGTGCGGTTTTGGCTAAAAAAGGCAGTGAAGTGAAGCTTGTCCGCTTTGGTGACCCCAACATGTCGATCAAGAAGTCTCAACCGGGGCGTAGAAGTAATTTTAGGGCACGTCACA